AGTGGATCACAGAGCTAAACAAATAACTCTACCAGACGGTACACAAACAGATACATGGGCTAAAGAATACATGTATTACTGTGAGGCATTATCCTTTTCAAAAAAGACATTGAAGTTTAGACGTGATATGTTGGATAAAATACACCGTAGAGGGCATACAGAGCGTTTAAATAGAGTTAAGTACTGGTTACGTTATATTTGGGATAAAAAGCGTTCAGGCGTGGATTCTACGCCCCACAATAATCAATAAATTATCAAGTGCAAGACTGTAATCACGTTCGTGAAACATAGTCTTTTTTAGGTTAAAATGCTGTGCATATACAGCTCTTTTTTGAGCATCTGGTAACGAATCGATACAAGCATCTACAATTCTAACATTTCGGTTGTCTGACTCTTCTATCATATGCTCAAACACATCGTTACTTGATTCTCCACCAGACGATAGCAATATAGACTTTTTAGGAAATCCAAGCTCATGGCTATCTGTTTTCATCCATTGTGTCCAATCATCTAATAAAGCCTCTAAACGATCAAGCCTCATTCATTCGCTTCATAATTAACGTATCCTTGCCCATAAGCATGACTTAATATCTTAGACGGATAACTTACATTTTTACACGTATCAATAGTGCGTTTAATTCCTGTTGCTCTTTTTGATAATTCAATAATTTTTTTAAACTCAGGATGTAACACAGAATCTAATAAACATGGCTCTGGTAGCTTATATAATGTCCACCGTTGCGTTTTTCTTGATGAAAGCATATCTTTGCTCATCATGTATTTAATTGTGCTATGTACCGCCTGTGGGTATAGTTTTATTTTTCTTCCAATATCAGGCACATTCATTTCGCCATTTTCTAGCACTTTTTCTATTAATTTTACTATATCTGCCCTTCTTGCTTTAGTACCATCATCTAATGTGTACCAAGCAATGCCCTCTGCTATCATTCTACTTCCCCTTTTTTGTGTATTTTGTAAGTGTGTTCATTCATAATCTGATAGTTTATTTTACTATCATTGGGTATAAACGTAATGCTGTAGTCATAACCGTCTATTTTAAAATAATCAGTCTGAATCTTTGGTGTTTTTTCTTTTTTTGTCATGTGGGCAATATCCTTTTAATTCCATATCGTTGTGACACCACCATTTTTTTAAGTGCCATATTCGTGCTTTTTGTAAACAAATATGGCATTTAGGTTGGTCAACTTTAATCTTCGTCATTTAGTGCGTCATCAATCCATACGTCAGCTTTAACTTTAGCCTCTAGTGCCGCTATTTCAGCTTGATGGACTTTTATTATTTGATCGATATACCATTGTGCTTTTTTTAAATCTTCAATTTTGTCCATAATCTTTTCAGACTTTAGACCTTCTCGACTAATGTATTTAAAAGCATTACCCTTTAGATAACCATAGTATTCAACAGGTGACATCTTGGCTTTGATGTATTCAATCGTTTCAATGCCACCATGTTTATAATGATCTGGATTTATTGTGTCACCCATGTATCCACTCCTCTCTTTTTATTAATATTTCTTCTGCAACCTTCCATGCGTCTTCTGCTACCATTTTTGCAAAATCAGTTTTATCAACATCATATCTATTAGCTAAAGCTACAGCAACTTGTGTAGCAATATAGGTAATTCTGTCAACCACATCAGGATTTGTATTTGCCCAAACATCATGTTTGCCTTCCTCATCCCAAACATCAAAACTTGATAAATTGTCACTCATTTTTTAGACTCCTTAATTAAAGGTTCATTCCTAATATCAAAACATTCTTCTTCAGTTTTCATAAAAACATAACTGTCTGGTGTTGCTGATTTAAACAGTTTATCTTTTTTACACTCATAATTGTGTTTATCGGTATTCATATAAACATAACCATAAAAACACATGCTTAATATTACCACCGTATAGCTACCAATTGCAATAATACATCTCATACAAATCACTACCTCCTTCTCATACATTGTTCTATAAGAACTTGTACTCGTTTAAATTATAATTCAGTCTAATCTCAAAGAAAGGAGAAAAGACTATGTGGACTACACCATCAGCTACTGAAATGCGTTTTGGCTTTGAAGTAACAATGTACGTAATGAACAAGTAACTCATGTTCTATTAGAAAAGCTAGTGTAACAGCTAGCTTTTTTTTTATTCAATCAGCAAAAACAGCACAAACACACCTAATATAATCACAATAGCTTTCCAGGCTCTACAATCTCCGTCTGAAAGCTGTTTCTGTTTTAGGTAATGGCTTTTGTTTTCTGCCTTTAATAATCGCTTATAGGTTTTATTTTTAATTAGCATAATTTCTCCTTAATAACAAGTAAAGAAATGGGCATATTTATATGCCCTTTTCTAATTTCTTACCATACTTAAATAAGTCCTCTTTTTTAATTAAAAAGGCTTTTTTAGATACACTATCACCTTTACCAACAAACTCTGCATAAGTTAATTTAGCCATAAATATTGCATAGTAAATGTATTTCTTTTCTATACATATAAATTCATTGCCATCATAAAAAATCCAAATGTCTGCTTCGCTTGTGAGTAACGCAGATGGTTTGTCATACATTTCAATTTCAATAACAATATTACCAGTATGTTTGCTTTTACCATCATACTTAACTTCAACACCCTTTTGTATTTCTGGTATCCAAATATCATATCCTTTGTACTTATTAATAATACTTGCAGAAGAATATTTCTTTCTAATAATATCTAAGACTTGTTCTTCTATTTTTAAACCGATAGACAAATCTTCTTGAAATGTATTTTCCATTTAAAACGGCATTTCATCTTCCATGTCATCAAAACTTGTGGGGGGTTCATGGTTCAAGTTTGATCCATTAGATTCACGTTTGGGTTGTATCTGACCAGACATAAACTTATTACCTGTTTTACTTTCACGAATCCATGCAGACATACGCATTTCCTCGCCATTAACAGTAATTGTTCCTGTATAGTCAGGTCGTTTTTCATTACCTTGTTTGTCGTTCTTAAACAAAGCAAAAGTGTTGTTGTTATCATATTCAGCCATGTTAGCTCCTTATCTAGTTAAATAAATGTAGTTCTTTTTGCTATTAAAGTTATAAATTTTTTCAATCATTTCTATGTTAGTGTCCATCTTTAAATGATTTTGTAACATACTAGAACAATAATTGAGTTTATTTAAAAATACTTTGTGGTCGTATTGTGGCATATTAAATAACCTTAATAAAGCCCTAGTAAACCCTTTAGATTTGTAATAACTAAAATATGGTTTTATTTTAACAATATCATTTGCTCGTTGATGTGCTAAATCTAAATCTTTAATTTTAAACTTTCCTAACTTAAAATCTTCATGGTAATCTCTGTTCCAAGATGTTTTTCCTGCTAACAGACATTGGCATGTTTCTTCTAAAAGATTGTATTCATCCATAAATTCTCTTATTTTTATATAATCTTTATATCCAAGATCACAAAATTTATTAAGAAAATCTCGACCTGCCCATCTTTTAGAGAATGTATTTAATCTTTCAACATCACTTAATTCTGAATTAGGAATTATATGGTAATACACAGGTAATTTTAATTCTTTACAAGATTCAATTCTGTGTTGACCGTCAATAACTTCTAAATCACCATTAACTAATATTGGTTGTGGTATATATTTCTCTTTCATTGATTTAACAAGTCTTTTTACATGGTTTAGATTAACTTCTCTATTGCCACGCATTTTGTTAAACATATCATAATCATAAGTTTTTAATATTTCTCCTAACTCTGATTTTTTCTTTGTAAGGCTAGAAACTACAGCCTCATAAGTTTTTTTATTAAACTCCATGTTTCACTCCTTCATATTTAGGTTTACGTTTCCATCTTGGTGGTTCTTTATCGTCTTTAATATACTGAATCATCTCTAATCCATAAGGTATATACCAGTCGATAAATTCTTTATCATACTGCACTAACTCTGTGTGCATTGCATTTGGTGTCCATACTACAAAGTGACACGCAATAGCATTGCAACAAAACATTTGAAGCTGCATCTGCATCCAATAGCGTTCAGGTATGCCATCATACAGTTCTTGCGTATAAGGACATTTGATCTCTACAGGAATACCATTTAAATAAGCATCAGGACTAGCACCAAAAGGTAACTCGTCATGCACAACAAGATGATTCCCAGAATGACAAATATCATCCATATGTAACTCAAATGCTGATAACGCAATATGTTCGTGGTCAGTTCCGTATTGGGTTGCATCGTTACCCTCGAATGGTGGTTCTCGTAACGTCTTTTCTCGCCATAGTTTTTGTCGTTCATATAAACTGCTCCATATTTGTGAGGCAGTAATAATGTTATGCCTACGGTTATCTTTAAGATGTTCTGAGGTCATTAGCGTAATCCCTTAGTTTTTCTTTAGCCATAGGTGTCATGCTATGAAAGAACTGCTTTAGATGACCCTTTTCATGTGCCTTTTCAAGTTGTGTTTTTAATGCTTGTAAATCATCGTCAGATATTTCTTTTGGTTGTTCTTGCTGTGCTATAGCATTACCAACTTCTTCAGCACTAGCCACAGATTTATCTATGCCAATGCCAAGCACACCTAATGCACGACCAATAGATGATGTTTCACAGTTCTCTACATAACTTGTCTTGTTAATAAATGTTGATCCTTCACGTTCATACGCATGACCTGTTGCTAGTATCTGATTATCGACAATAATGTTTGTTTTGAATACACACATACCGTCCTGGTTAGATACCATTTCAGTCATAATAGAGCCTTTAGGGTATAGTTCCCTAAAAGCCCTGATACGTTCATTGACCTCAACATACTCTTTACCTTTAATGTTAATTGTTTTTAATTTACTCATTGTTTATTCCCCAATATAACTTCATCTATAAATGCACCTACAAACAATACACCTGCAAATGCTGTAACCATAATTAAACAGTAAACTGTGTTTTCTACATAGAGTTCCATATTAATCTCCTTTGTAATCTGGTTCTGGTAAATCTTCAAATCGTTTTAATGCAAGAATAGTGGCTACGGTTTTTGCGTAGCCTTCTTCCATAAATTGTTCTGTTAAATTTTCTAATAATAATTCATTATTGATATTACTCATAACGCCTCCTTCCAATAGTCATAAGTTTCGTATGGGTTTTCTTCTAGTGATTCTTGTATTTTGCTAATGATTTTATGTTCCTCGTCTTCACTTAAATCAAACTCTACCAAATCATAATCATCATTAACATATTCTGATTTAGTAATATAAACTACACCATCATTTAATTCGTAAGTAATGGTAACGTCTTCTTTGTTATCTTCGACATATGCTGTGGTATCAAAATAATCCATTATGCACCCTCCTTTAATTGTTTATAAGTTGCTATTTCTTTTTCTACAATCCATTTTTGATATTCTATAAGTTCTATTTCATTTAGATCATCCATAGACATTACAGTACGTTTTGGTTTCTCAAGTAAAAGTAAACCTTGAGTTGAGGCATCTAATGTTGCTTTGATTAAATCTGTCATTTTTTTCTCCTTTGTTAAATTGACATCTTATTTTAGCTTATAAAAATAATAAGTCAAGCATATTGACTTATGTTTTTTTTTCTTTATCATATTTGGTGAAAGGAATAAAAATGACATTCAACGAAGCAATCAAACATTTTAAAAATCGTAGCCAAATGTGTAAGGAATTGGATGTAACAAGACAGGCGGTAAGTCTTTGGGCAAAGAAGCCTAATAAACCATTACCCAAGATTAGACAATGGCAAATTGAAATGATATTACAAAACAAAGGAGAATAAATGCACTATTACCAACATAACATTGGTGATTATAGGAGGGATACTAATTTTCTAACATTGTTAGAACATGGAGTTTATCGACAACTATTAGACCAATATTACTTAAATGAAAAGCCATTACCCTGTGATTTGGATAAGATATACAGGTTAATCATGGCTAAAACAGAGCAAGAACAAGAGGCAACTCGTGTCGTATTGTTAGATTTTTTTATAAAAACTGAGGATGGTTACATTCATAAACGCTGTGATGACACTATAAATGAGTTCCAAAACAAGAGTGAAAAGGCTAGAGAAGCCGCACAAGTTAGATGGAGTAATGCGAACGCAATGCAAACGCATAGCAAACGCAATGCGAATGGTATGCTAACCAATAACCATAAACCAATAACCAATAACTCAATAACCAATAACCAAGTATATAACGCAGATTTTGATACATTTTGGGATATGTATCCTAATAAAGTAGGTAAAAGTAGAGCCTATGAGTCATGGAAAAAACAGAAACCGTCATTAGATAAATGCTTACAAGCTCTAACTTGGCAAAAGAAATCAGATCAATGGGTCAGGGAAAATGGTAAATACATACCTAACCCTACTACATGGTTGAACCAGGGTCGATGGGATGATGAACCAAAAGAGTATTTAGTTAATTTTTAGGAGGATGTATGATTAATCAAGAAAAAATTAAATTTAGTAAAATGTTAAATACAGTTAATCGTATGTATTCAACAACATCTTTAACAAATGATGATTTGGGTGCTTGGTGGTATAAACTAAAACGATATGACTATAATGAGGTGGCTATTGCTTTTGACAAATGGACTTCGTCAAAAGAATTTATGCCAAAACCATCACAAATTATTAGTATTATTAGTGGCAATTTAGCTTATCGTTATCCAAAATTAAATAAGCCAAAGATTGACCCAAAACTAGCTTTTGAAAAACTTAAACAGTTAAAGGATAAATTAGGATGGAACAAATAGATTTTAAACTGACTAAACATAACATAAATAACTTTGTCCAAAAGTTACATGAGCTTGATACTGAAAAGATATGGCACATAACTGTAAAGCCATTTGAATACAATCGTAGTAAAAGCCAAAACGATTACTATTGGTCGATGTTAGATGGGTTTACTAAACATATGGAATCCGGTGGTTATGTCACTCAACGTGATGATTGGCATGAATACTTTAAAGACCGTTATTTATCTGAAGATAAAGTTATAGGCAAGACTACATTTAAAAAAGTAAATAGCACAACCAAGCTCAATGAAAAAGAGTTTGCTGAATACATAAAACAAATACAAGGTTTTGTAGAAAAGTACGGCTTTATTTATGACTAAAAAAGAAAAAGAATACATGGCAAAACTAGTGCAGTTTGGTTGTGTGGTCTGTAAACGATTTTATGGTGTTTATACTGAACCATCTATCCATCATATTCGAGAAGGTATGGGTATGGGTCAACGTAACAGCACCGAGAACTGTTTACCATTGTGTCCTAATCATCATCAGCATGGCGGTTATAAAGTAGCATTTCATGCAGGTAAAAAAGCATTTGAAGAAACATATTGTAGTGAAATGGAATTATTAGATTGGTTAAAGGAGAGGTTATGAATGTATTAAGTTTATTTGATGGAATGTCATGTGGTCAGATAGCATTAGACCAATTAGGTATTAAAGTAGATAACTATTACGCAGCAGAAATAGATAAGTACGCTATCGAGATTGCTAAAAAGAATTATCCCAATACCATACATCTTGGCGATGTAACAAAAATTAAAGGTAGTGATTTGCCAAAGATAGATTTATTGATTGGCGGTAGTCCATGTCAAGGATTTAGTTTTGCAGGCAAGCAGTTAAACTTTGATGACCCACGCTCTGCATTATTCTTTGAGTTTGTTCGATTGTTAAAAGAATGTAATCCCAAATACTTTTTATTAGAGAATGTCAGAATGAAAAAAGAATACCAGGATGTCATTACAGAACATCTTGGGGTTGAACCGATTATGATTAATAGTGCATTAGTGTCTGCACAGAATAGAATACGATTGTATTGGACAAATATACCCAACATTACCCAGCCTGAAGATAGAGGATTGGTATTAAAAGATATATTGATTGGTGAAAAAGATGAACTAATATATAAAGAGCCATACTATGTTAGATATGAAAAAGAAGATGGATGTATTGGCTATGTGGGTAAGCAACCAAAACAAGCAACTCGTGT